CACCACTCACACACGCACACGAGGCGAAAAGGCCATTTCCCTGGCGTGTGATTCGTTATCAGTTAGAAACACGCAGGCTCCCCAATGATCGTTCGCGCATCAGCTCATTACGCGATAAGAAGATCAAAGCCCAAGAATTGGCGGCCTTAGTAAAAAGCCAGATGGGCAAGCATAAAGACAACCATCGTTATACCGCGGCGTTTACCGCCTATTCTGCCTTGAAGGGTAAGGTGAAAAACAAGAAAAACACTGTGCTTGTGGATTTGCATAAAGTGCTGGGCGTGGAAGAGCGCAAGTTGGATTTGAAGCTGGGAACGGCAGGAACCAATGTGCCAACCTTGCTCAAAGGACTGCGCAAAGACACCGTGGACAATGCGAAAAAGCATGGCCACCTAACGTTGCTGGGTGTCGAGTGCCGTATTGGTCAGGAATTGATTGAACGAATTCTCAATCATGCCAGCATCAAAGCGTTTTACAGTGAAGAAATTCACGCAAAACGTGTGGTGGCCTTCGCGGATGATCCAAGCCAGATCAACATTTGTGGTATCAAGTTTGTTTCTGACGAAGCAGACGAAGTGGCCACCAAAGGCGCGAGTTACCCGCTGGGTGTGAAAGGCTTGTTTGGTATGTTGCGTGCGCCAGCCGATGTGCTGCATTCCAGCTCAGCCAAAGCCCGCGAGTGTCACATCACCACCAAAGAACTGGACCACGACGAAGGCTTGGAAATCCGCTCTCGCGCGATTTACTTACCGATCGCTCGCGATCCATCCTTGTTAGCAGAAATCTTTAGTTCTAACTAATAGATAACGCTGACTATTAGCACTGATCTTTCCCAACCCCTTATCTTTTGACCTATGAGGCGCTTATGAATCTCAGTCATCGTGCTGTCTTGGATTCGCTCAAAAGTGACATTGATGAGGCGTTTGGGCAAGACGCCATATGGACATCGAAAACCGGTACAACGGACACCATAACAGGGACGTTCTCATTCATTGAAAGCGACGTGATGACCGCGTCGAAATCAAAAACCGCAGGGCAACTGCATGTGGATGTGATCACCGCGACGTTTTGCGTATCACCCAACCATTACCCCTGTGAAGAAGGCGATCGCCTCGAAATAGACGGCGTGTCTTATCTGGTTTTGCCGTTTCAACAGAGCGAGTTTGAAACGGTACTGCCTCTCAAAGTGACGCAAAACAAAGACCATAACTGGCGGTAAAGCATGAATCTTGAAATAGATTTAGGGGACAGCGTTGCCGATCTGGAAGAGCAATTAGAGCTGTCTATTCGTCAACTTCAAAAAGCCGTCACTCGAACGATACAGAAAACCGCTCGCTGGCTGGAAACACAAACCAAGCGCGAGCTAGGTGTGGCCTTGTCTGTGCCGCAACGTGTTTTAGCCGCGCGGTATTACAAAACCTTTTACATGAAAAACGGCAGGCGCACGGTAAACGTGTGGTTTGGTTTATCGCCCATTGCCGTGAGTGCGTTGGGCAAACCAAAGCAAACCGACATTGGCGTGAGAGTGGGTAAACATCACTTTATTGGCGCCTTTATCGCCACCATGAAAAGCGGCCACAGTGGTGTTTTTAAGCGAAAGCATGCCTCAGGTGGAAAGCGTTCGAAGCGATCGGACGGGCAATGGACAGAACTGCCCATCGAGGAAGAGCGTTTTTCTATCGAGAACATTGCCCAGCCAATCATAGAGCGTTATCACGTGCGAGCCGAAGCGCGCTTTCACCAAATTTTAAAACAAGAGATCAATTTCGTAATGAATGTCGAGGGGCAGTGAGTGGCAAACACCAATATCAATTTAAGCGATGTACACCAAGCCATCATTGATGCGCTTAAAGTGCGTTTCCCCAAAGTCACCATCGCCAGCTACGACCCAAGTGACAATCTCGAAACGCTTGCTCCGGCTTGTTTACTGAACATCGAAGAGCTGCCCAAAGCGCCCGATGTGGGCGATGGCCGATACCCAGTGTTGGCGCAACTTGCCATTCATTGTGTGTTAGGGCGAGAAGTAAAAGACTTACAAATGGAGCTGCAAGAGTTCGCTGTGGCCGTGTCGCAGTTCGTTTATGAAAACGGCATTTGGTTAACAGGGTCAGTGTTAGAGAAGCCGTTTAACATCGAGGCGTACCCTGGCAACTTTCGTAAGGAAACGAAGGGCGGTTTTGATTCTTGGGTGGTGAATTGGGAGCAAAAACTCTACCTCGGTGCGTCCACTTGGCAGCCTGAAACGGTTAAAAGCGGCATTCGCATTGCGGCCAACCCAACTGATGAAAACGACCAAGACGAATACCGGAGCCTCTAATGCGTCAACTGATCGAAGCCATGGTTCGGAACATGTTGAACCCTTATCTCGAAAGAATCGAAGAGTTAAGCGAAGAAACCGAAGACTTAAGACGACGGCTACAAAGCATTATTCGACTGGGTTATGTTTGTGAGATTCATGAAGCAAGCACGTTAATTCGTGTGCAGCATGGTGCGCTTAAAACACCGTTCATTCGTTGGTTTGCCTCTGCAGCGGGTGAAACCGCTGATTATCGTTGTCCCTCTGTGGGCGAACAGGCGGTATTACTCAACTATGGCGCGGGTAATAACGGTACGCAAACCGTCGCCTTGATTGGCTTATTTAGCGATAACTTTCCCGCACCAAGCAATGACCCAAATGAGATTGTCCGTTGTTATCCAGACGGCTCACTGGTTTCTTATCACGCGACAAATCATTTATTGAAAATCGAAGTAAAAGGCGATGTGCTCGTCAATGTAGATCAATCGGTCACAGTAAAAGCAGGCGGTGATGTCACGGTGGATGGCAGCAATATCAAGCTAAATAAAGGCACTGGTGTAGTGACCGGAGCACACAAATGCATGATCACCGGATTACCACACGCGGATTGTTCATCCACCGTCACCGCTGGAAAATAAGCGCTGACAAATGAGCGCAGCAAAGTAAGCTTTTATGAGGTATTCAAGATGGCATTAAACCCTGAACAGCTCGCCAAAGACATCGAAGCCGCTATGCAAGCCAAGGGCTTTGATCCGCTGGCAAACAAAGCCGCAGGGCATGAATGGTGGTTGGCGTTTGCTGAAGGCATTGTTAACCACATCACCCAAAACGCAGAAGTGCCAGTAACAAGCGGTTCTTCTGCAGGTGCGTATAAAGTCACTTAATAACGAGAGAAGGTGACCTAAATGATTGGGATTGACCGCAAAACAGGCCGAAGAATAGCAGGGTTCGACCAACTTGCCAGTCGCATTGTTCAAGTTATGACAACGCCAAAAGTAGGGCGAGCCAAACGCCCCACCTTTGGCAGTGATGTTCGTCAATACATGGGCGCGAACATGTCGGACAGCATGTTAATTCGCTTACAGTCCGCTGCCATTGCCGCTTTTTACGAACCAATCAATGGTCTAACCGACTTTGTGCCTTCTCGTTGTGTGGCTAAGCGATTAACCGACGGACTCGCTCTGTATTTTGAAGGCAAGTGGAATGGACAAACGATTAAATTTGAGGTGCCGCTAGATGTTTCCACATCAAAATCCACTGCCTAAACCAGAGATCATCACCACACCGAATTTCGATGATCTTTTTGAAACGGTAAAAAATAGCGTTCTAACGTATTTGTCAGACAACGCGCCGGATGACGTGGCAGGAGTCACAGAAACCTTTGAAAACGACGCCGAGTTATTAACCAAATTTACCCAAGCGTTTACCGTTATTCTACAAAGCCAGTTCAGACAAATGAACGCCCAAGCGCTTCAAATGTTTGGCATGTACGCGACCGATGAAAAGATGGTCGATCTTATCGCCAGTCAACTAGGCGTAGAGCGTCAAATATTGGATGAAGGCGACCCGAACGCCTTTCCAGTGGTACCGCCCACCATGGAAAGCAACGACGCTCTGTTAACGCGTTATTACTTGGCCGCTTATGCATTAGCGACAACCGGCACACGTTCCGGATATCGATTCAATGCCATGACCTTGGGCGGTCGTCCTAAAGTCACGGTCGAAAGCCCAACGAAAAGCAAAGTTGTTGTGACTTACGAATTTGAACCACACGACATGGCAGGACAAACCAAAGACGCTCAAGCCCGTCAGGTATCACCGGGCGTAGTGGATTGTTTTATTTTGGCTCATGCCAATAACGGCGTACCCGCAGACGCATTGATTTCAGCTACGCAACAATACATGCAGCGGGATGACATCGCCCAAGAGACGGATTTACTCACTGTAAAAGCACCAACGATAACGCCTTGGTCTTGTGACGCCGTGCTTTACATCCGGCAGGGTTCAGATGAGACCGCGGCACAGTTATCCGCAGAACAAGCCATTGAACAATACGCCGAACAAGAACACAGACTGGCTGGCAGTATCGAACCATCCATGTTGTACAGCGTTTTGTTAAAAGCCGCTGGTGCACATCGTGGTGATCTGATCGATCCGCCGGAGCCAATACGCTGCCAATTCAACGAGGCGCCTTACCTTGACTCAATCCAAATTACCATCCGGACTGAAAACCTATAGCGTTCTACCGGACAACCGCAGTCCATTAGAACGGGCCTTAGAACTTGCGTTGAGTGAAGCCCTGTACTCGATAGATCATTCATACCCTGAATTGCTGGATGCACAGAAAACCCGAAAAGAGGCGATCGCCACGCTTGGCATTGATCGACAAGTGCCCGTATGGGATTCGACCGATGCCGAACAAATCAAACGAAACCGCGCAGAACACGCATGGCGTAACAGACAGCTAAGCGGCACGCGAGCAGGTTTTTTGAAAGCGCTGGACCAAATGGGCTTTGGTTCAAAAATAACGCCTTGGTTTACATTGTCGCCTGTTGGAAGCCCGTACTATTTTCGAATCTGGGTGTATGCCACAGACCGTGTATTGACCCCAGAAATCAACGCGCGCATAGACCAACTGCTGATCGAAATGAAATCAGAGCGCGACACGTACGAACTTAACCTTGCTCGTGAATCCGTAGCGACCCCAAGAATGGCCATCGCGGCCGAGATTGGCGTCACCATGACTTCCGTGCCCTTTGTCCCAAAAGGCAGTGAGGCAAACGCATTAACCCATACGGGCATCGCCCAGCATCTACGAATCATTTCCACCTCGGAGCCAGCAAGAAATGAGCGACTATAGAACTTTCATCACGCAAACCGGTTTTGGTCTTGAGCGCGATGCAAAATTTAACAACACCCATGTGGATCATTCGGTTTTAGTGGTTGGCGATGGTGTTCTTCCAGACAGTGCATCAGCCGCCGAGCAAACCGACTTGTTGCATCAGGTGCGCGAATACGCAATTACAATCGAAAAAGACGAACTAGACCCTAATGTTTGGATAGCTCGAGCAGAAATTCCTGCCAGCGATGGTGGCTTTTTTATTAAAGAAGCGGGTATCAAAACAGAAGATGGTTACCTGTATGCCTACGCGCGCCAAGCAGGGGATTACAAACCGCTGCTAGAAGAAGGGCAAGGCAAAAGCTACACCATCCGCCTAAAGTTTGTGCCTGGTAATGCAGACGCCATACAGATAAAAATTGACCCTTCCGTGCAATTTGCCACGCCTGCGGATCTAGAAAACCTAAAGAAGGAGCACCTAGAAGAGCAAGACCCTCACCCACAATATGAAACACATGAAGGTGCTTCCACCAAAGTAAATAGCGCCTTAAATAATGCGAAAAGCTACACCGATAGCAAATCTACTGAGATATTAAATTCAGCTAAATCTTATTCTGAAAATGCAGGCAATTTAAATAATGGGCGAGTGCCTGATGATAGATTGAGCGGTCGTTACAATATTACTGTGCCATACGCTGAGAAGTTTTCGTCTGATGTTGGTCGCTTATTTACTGATGTTAATAGCGCATATTTTTCTAATAATGTTAATCAGGACAGATATACACGAATTGGTGATGGTTATGCGTCCAGAATTTGGTTAGATCGTGCAGTTGGAAGTATTAAGATCCAGTATGGCGGTTATGGTTTGGCTGGCACTGCAATTAATTGGGTGGATTCATTAACGATAGATGGCAGAGGAAGCGTTGTTCAGTTTGTTGGTATAGTTGCTTCGTTTCCTGCTTTAGGTGCTCCGTTGGGGTGGCTTAAGCTCCAAGGTGGTGAATTATCCAGATCAGCTTATTTGTCATTATTTGATTTCGCTGTGGCTAGCGGGAATATGGCTGAATCAGAGGTAGCAAAGGACTTAGGGCAGTTTGGCCCGGGAGATGGCTCTACAACATTTACGCTTCCAGATCCGCAGGGTATGACCATTCGTGTTTTAGATGAGGTGGGCGGTGTTGAAGCAGGGCGTGAAATCGGTAGCTATCGGCCTGATCAGATTAAGTCTCATACACACGAATATGACACGCTTCAAGGGAGCGGTGTTACAAATAGCGTATCAGACAATGTTGCTTCTAGTGCTAATACGAGTACTCCGACAGGTAAAACAACTAGTGCGACGGGCGGGACTGAAAATACGGTAAAAAACATAGCTTGGCCGTTATACATTAAATATTAGGAGGTTTCATGACTGAAGAATCAAATGAGAGCTTCATGACAGATCATGCTTCATTGCATGACGAAAGGGAGTCGATCTCTGCATATGTTTGGGATCGCAAGACATCAGAGTTTGTCGGTATGATTTTAGCCGACCCTGACCCAATGGACCTAGATAATTGGATTAAACCATTTTGCTCATCGTTTGATGCGCCACCAGACGTTATTGTGAACCAAGCGGTTCTTCGAGATGTTGGTAATAACAAATGGTTGATAGAAAAAGACTTTCGAGGCACCGACTACTGGCTTGTCGATGGTTCGAAACACACGATCACAAAACTTGGCCAAGCACTCCCCGAGGGCGCTTTACTCGAGGAACCACCTAAACCCGAGCCCACCTTCGAAGAACGCCTAGCCTCAACCATCGCCCAACGCGAAGCGGCCTACAAATCCGAATCCGATCCGCTCTACATGGAATGGCAATACGATGGAACAGCCGAAGCCGAGCAAAAATGGCGCGATAAAGTCGCCGAGATAAAAGAGCGCTATCCCTTACCAACGGAATAACAATTTCTAATTAAAGAACCCCTTACCCGAAAAGTAACAAGAACCCAGCCGCATCAGCGGTTTTTTTACGTCTGGAGAAAGCCCATGACCACGAAACAGCCGCCTAATCCTCGGCAAAAATACACCGTACTCTCGCCTTACCAGTGCCCAAACCACAAGCATTGGCATGAAAAAGGCGACACGGTCGAGCTGCTTCCGTGCGAAGCGGATTTCCTAATCCTCAGCGGTAAAGTCGCCCTTGCGACAACCACCGCTAAACCAAAAGGAGAGGCGTAATGCCAGAAATTGCATCCTTTGTACACAACGGCATGAGTGTCGAAACCCACTCCGCGCCGCCACCAATGGGGCCGCTGGGCAGCGTTGTTTTGGGGGTGGTCGGCACCGCGCCAGACGCCGACCCACTGTGGCCGAAAAACAGCCCAATCCGCATTGCCAACATGGGCGCGGTGGCCAAACTAGACATGGCAGGCACCGAACGCGGCACGCTTTACCGTACTTGTTACGAATTGCTGCGCATCGTTTCCGTACCTATGTATGTGGTTATCGTGGAAGAGGGCACAGACGCCGCAGACACAACAAACAAGGTAATAGGCAAAGTCGATCCCGCCACTGGTCAACGAACCGGTATCGAAGCCTTAGGCGATTGCCAAGAAGTCCCCACCCACATCGCCGCACCGGGCTTCAATACCAAACCCGTGGCCGATGCACTCGCCGCCATGGGCAAACGCCTCTACGCGATCCCCGTTGGCGATGGTCCAAACACCAACGACAGCGCCGCCATCGCCTATTCAGAATCCCTCGGTGGCGAAGGCACAGGCTACGACGCATTCTATCTGGTCGATCCGTTCGTCTCGGTTTACAGCCAAGCGGCCAAAGGCAACGTCTACTTCTCTGGCGCGGCCATTGCCTTGTCTTGCTTTGCGCGAGTCAAAGCATGGGAAAGCCCAGCCAAAGGCGGCATGGGCGCATTGATCCAAGGCACAGCGCGAACCATCGACTACAACATCATGGACAAAGCCACCAATGGCGATCTGATGAACCGCTATGGCGTCTCGTATTTTGCGCGCACCTCCATGGGTGGCTTCTCGCTGATTGGCAACCGTTGCGTCATGGGTCGATTCGTCTCACAAGTGGGTTTGGAATACGCCATCATCCGCAAACTGGCGAAAACCGCCCAGCGCGCCATGGCACGAAACCTCAGCGAATCCTTCATGAACCAAGAGATTGAAAAGCTCAACTTCTGGCTCAAATCCCTGCAAGCCGACGAAACCATCATGGGCGCGCAAGTCTACTTGCACCCCACGCTCAACAACGTCGAAAACTACACCAACGGCGAATGGCACATTGCCATCAAATACCACGGCTACGCACCAAACGAACACATGGTGTACCACCTAATCGAAGACGTCGGCATTGTCGAATCGTTCCTTGAAGGAGTCTTATAATGGCAGGACAACGTTCACGCATCAGCAGAATGGCCATCATCAACGGTGAGCCACTCATCAAAGAACTCGACGAGTTCACCCCGCCCGAAGTCAAAAAGACCATGCAAGAAACCCGAGGCGGTTCCTTCATCCCCGGTGAAGTCATGGTCGGGCTGGAAAAGCTCACCGCCAAATTCAAAGTCAAAGGCGCGAGCCAAGCCTTGCTGTCGGCGTTCGGACTAGCAAACGGCGAGATGTGCCAGGTCAACGTCAACGAATCCCACCAAGACGAAGACGGCAACAAATTCGCCATCAAATACAGCGTCACAGGGGAAATCACCAGCGTCACTGAATCCGCCAGCAAAATGGGCGAACTCCCCGACAACGAAATGGAAATGTCGGTCAGCGCCTACAAAAAGACCGAAGCAGGGCGAACCATCTACGAGATCGACCGCAATGCGCAAATCCTCAACCTTGGCAATGGCGACTTACTGGCCGAACACAGACGCAACGTCGGCTTGCCTTAAGCCTAAAACGTAATCTTTAAAAAGCTTCAAGCCCCTTTGCCCGCTCACTTTTAACAGACTTACTTTTAAAAAGCCGAGCGGGCTTTTTTTACTAATTTGATAAGAGAACTATTATGTTTGAACCAAAAACACACAGCCTTGTTTGGCCAATCGAAGACGAGCAAAAGCAACCGATTCAAACCATCCAAATCCAACCCATCACCATGGGGCAGCACCGCAACCTAAGCAAAACCCACAAAGCCGACGACACCAAACTGCTGCGCGCCTGCATCATCGAAAGCACCAGTCCCACCGAAACATGGCTCAAACAGCTCGTCACGCCAGACTACACCAGCGTACAAAACCAAGTGTTAGAACTCATCAACACCACCGCCAGCCAACTCATGGAAGACGAATTCGACAAAGCCGTCCCCGCGTTGCTTATCCCCATTCAAGGGGACGATGGCCAACAAAAAGCCAGCTACAAACTGCGTCCGCCCACCGTCGCCACCACCGACCTAATGGACACCTACAGCAACGAATGGGAGCGCACCATCTTCATCAGCTCAAGCTGTTCCGGCTTCACACAAGCCGAACTGGAACGCCTCAGCTTGCCGGATTGGAACCAACTGCAAGAGCGCCTGATCGATTTTTTGGAACAACCGGCGGACTACTTTCGCCAAAAGACGTCGAAGTCCTAACCGACGTCATCCCGCTGGTTTACCACGTTCCACCATCTGAAATACTAAACTGGCGCATCGACGAAGCCATGCGCCGCTACCACCTAGCCGCCGCCAAACTGGGTATAAACAAGGGGTAAGCCGTGGCCGACAAAAAGATCTCCATCGCACTGTCAGCGGTCGACAAATTCAGCAAACCGTTCAACAACGCCATGCAGACCGCTGGCAAACTAGAACAACAAGTCGAGCAAACCAACAGCAGCCTAAAAAAGCTCAGCGACCAACAAAAAACCGTCGCCCGATTCAAAACCCTAACCACCCGCCTAGATGACACCCGCAAGGCCATGGCACAGGCGACCCAAGAGACCAACCGCCTAAAACAAGCCGAACTCAGCGCCAGCAAAATCGTCAAGCAACACACGCAAGACCTCGCCAACGCCGAAAAAGCCGTACTAGACGCCGCCCAAGCCCACGGCGCACAGTCTCGCCAAGTGGCTGAGGCCAGCCGAAAAGTAAAACAACTCACCAAAGACAAAAAAGCCGCCGAACTCGCCCACAAAAAAGAAAAAGCCGCCCTCAAAAACTCAGAGCTGGCGTCTAACCGCCTAAACACGTCTTACAGCAAACAAGCCAAAGAACTGGGCGGATTAC